TTATCGGGGATGACGCTGACCCAATCGTGTACACAGCCCCTTGCGGGTTCACTCAGCGCTCAATCACCCTGAACAAGGGTCTTGAGGAAATAAATGTCCCAGATTGTGCGGACCCGGATAAGGTGGATTGGACCGGGCGCGACGCAACCAGCCTTTCTATGACCGTCAGTGGTGAAGGTGTCCTTGCATCTGAAAGCGTCGATACCTGGCTGGAAGCATTCGAAAGTATCGACAGCGTTCCGGTAAAGGTCGAATGGGAATTTCCTGCGAAGACGATCACCTGGACCGGCCTTATGCATATCGAGAGCCTTGAAGCTGGCGCTCAGAACGGACAACGTGCTACGCTCAACGTGACGATGCAGTCTGACGGTGAAATGGTCCGCGTAACTACGCCGGTAACGCCATAATGAGCAGAAATGCATCAGTAGAACTGGATTTCGGGCCGGGGCTTCAGCGCTTCCGGCTTGCTTGGGGGCAACTTTCCAGCCTGCAAGAAGCCTGCGACGCCGGTCCCTACGTCATTCTAGAGCGCATCATGAATGGCACTTGGAAGATGAACGATATCCGCGAAACAATCCGGTACGGGCTTATCGGTGGCGGCATGACGCCTTCAGAAGCCTTGAAGCTTGTTCGTGAGTACGTCGAGGATCGACCGCCTGTCGAAAGTCTCATGGTCGCGCAAGCTGTGCTGTCTGCTGGCCTAGTCGGGGCACCGGAGGAAGCCGTGGGGGAGCAGGACGCGGCAAATCAGATGAACCAATCGACAGTCTCTCCAACGGGAAAATCCGATTTGCCGCCATTTACGGAACGGGAGCCGCAATAGGCTACACACCACAACAGATCGATGAAATGTCGGTCTGGCAGTACATGTCCGCCGTTGATGGGTACATCAAAGCAAATTCGCCAGACGACGGCGGATTGAGTGGCAAGGAAAAGGACGAGCTAGCCGACTGGCTAGGCATCTAATGGAGAGCGCCCCGTTGGGCGCTTTTTCATTTGTACGGATCCAGTGATTTACCGCCGAATGTGCCTTTGTCGATTGTGATTGTGTAGACCCCGGCTGGGAATTGATACGGATAGCAACGGGCAATTGCTCGTTTCAGGCTTTCAACGATGGCTCTTCCCAAGCCGCCCTCCGGCTTCGGCGTTGAAGCCGTGATGTCAATCGGTAAGCCACTCCCATCAATTTCGACTTTCCATATGAGCTTTGGCATTGGGCCGTCAGTAGCTGGGACATTCCAGCACTTCATTACCTCAGATTGAAAATCCTCATCCACACCAGCCAAGGCCGGTGAAACGAACGTGGCCAATACGGCGGCGGTCGCAACTATCTTTTTCATAAGGCCCCTCCATGGCGACTGATCTTGAACGACTGGTAGTGCAGCTTTCGGCTGACATCAAGAAGTATGAGAATGCCATGAACCGCGCTACAGGCGTGGCTAACAGGCAGATGAGGCGCATTGAGCAGACGACATCTGCCAGCGTCAAGAGGATCAATGACGCTCTCTCGAATGTCGGAAAGGAGGCTTTTAGCAATCTAACTGCCCCACTAACTGGAATTGGTGCGGCCCTCGGTACGCGTGAACTAATTCAGTACGCGGACGCTTGGACACAGGCCGGAAACCTTATTCGTGCATCTGCTACTGCGGCTGGCGTCGGTGCACGTTCGCTGAATGAGTTGAAGGAAGGTGCCAACGAGGCGCGCACCAGCCTGGAGACATATACAGAGCTTTATGCTCGCCTGATCCGTTCGGCGTCTGGCGTTGCCAAATCGGAAGAAGAAATTGCACTCGCCACCAATCTTGTCGCGAAGGCGATGAAGGCAGGTGGCGCATCTGCTCAGGAACAGCAGGCGTCTCTCATTCAGCTTGGTCAGGCGCTCGGTTCTGGCGTTTTGCAGGGCGACGAACTCCGGTCTTTGCGTGAAAACGCGCCAGTCATCGCGAAGGCTATTGCGGATGAATTCAAGGTTTCTATCGCTGGGCTTAAGAAGCTTGGCGAAGAAGGGAAATTGACATCGGAGAGAGTATTCAAGGCTATTCTGAATGCTCAGAAGCCAATTGAGGCGCAATTCAAAGCGACGAATGCAACTATTGCCGACGCATTCACGCAACTGAACAATGAGTTCACTGCCTACATCGGGAATGCTGACAAGTCGGCTGGAGCAAGTGCGCAACTCGTAAAAGCCCTTCAATTCGTTGCCGACAATTTCAAGGAAGTGGCTGACGTAGTTGCCGCATTCGCCACGGTGCTTATAACGGCGTTCACCGGCAGGGCAATTGCTGGTGTGGTCGTGGGGCTTGGCAATGCAGTGGTTGCCCTTGGTGCATTCTTAACAGCATTGCGCACCGGGACCGGTGTTGCGATGGCGTTTTCCGCCTCGCTTGGCCCGATTGGCCTTTTGGCGGGAGCCGCAGCAGGGGCAGTTTACCTTCTCTATAACAGCATGTCGTCGGGAGATCGGGCCGCATCGTCTTTCGGGTCGGCAATCGATGCAAATAAAACAGCACTTGAAGGTGCTGCCTCGGCTTCGCGCCAGTACCAGACGGAACTTGTGAAGCAGATTAGCCTTCAGCTCGAAGCCGCTAAGGCGGCCTATGCTCAAGCAAGTGCGGACGCTGATGCGGCTGACGAGAGGGCGAAATCATTCTATAGAATGACCGGCTTAAAATTTGATCCTTTGGAATATGCAGCTGAAAGCGCGGGCAATAATGCGATTGCATTGGCTGGTGCTGTTGATCAGCTAGAAGTTCAGCAGAAGCGGGCCGAAAAAATTCTTTCTTCAACGCCTACCGGCTTCGGGAATGGAACCGGCACTACGCCAGAAGACAAGAAAAAAGGCCGCACGAAGAAAACTCCGGCTGAACGGTTCGATGACAGCTTGCAGCGCGTTACTGATCGCACGTCCGCACTTGTCGCAGAAACCGAAGCAATGCGGCAGCTAAACCCGCTTATCAATGACTACGGTTATGCCGCTGAAAAAGCTCGCACCGAACAGGAATTGCTCAACGCTGCTCAAAAGGCTGGCGTAGCCGTAACTCCTGAATTGCGCGCCCAGATCAGTCAGACGGCTGAACAGTGGGCAATGGCGACCGCTGAGGCGAACAAGCTTGCTGAGGCGCAGGACAAGATCAGGCAGCGGTCGGAAGAGTGGCAGGACGCGCAGAAGGACGCTCTTCGCGGGATCGTTGACGATTTGGTAGCGGGCAAATCAGCCGCAGAAGCCTTTGCCGGTGCGCTCCAGAAAATCGCAAACAAACTGCTCGATATGGCCTTTGACGATTTGTTCACGGGGCTTTTCAAAGGCGGGTCTGGTGGGGGCGGCCTACTTGGCGGCCTGATCCCCGGCTTTGCCAAGGGCACAAACTCTGCTCCGCGTGGCTTGGCTGTCGTGGGCGAGAACGGGCCTGAGTTGGTCCGGTTCAGCGGCGGCGAGCAGGTCATCCCGAATAACAAGCTTCGTGCGCCAACGATGCCTAACCTCCGATCCGGTGTTTCCAGTAGCGGCGGTTCCTTCACATTCGCGCCAGTTATCGACGCTCGCGGTGCTGACAGCGCAGCGGTGGCACGGCTTGAACAGGTCGTGGCCCAGCAGCAGGCGCAATTCAGTGGCCGGGTTGTCGAAACGATGATAAACGCAAAGAAAACCCGCAACTGGAGGGGTGGCTAAGTGGCGATTGCCACACCGAGACCAGGAGATGAGATGCCAGCTTCTAAGAAAACGATCCCAGCGTTTTCTAGGGCAACGCGCATTTTATCAACGCTACTGGTGCGTGCATCCTGCCCATCTTCAAATCTAGTAACGGTATTAATCCCCACTCCTGAGGATCGGGCCAATTCAGCCGTTGTCCATCTTAAAGCGGCCCGCGCCATTCTGCATTGTGCTGGTTTCATTTGGTGAAAATATCACCATTAGAGGTTTGTTTCAAACTAAATCTGGACTATATATGGTGACAAATAAACCAAAAGCGGTGGAATTATCACCATAGAGGCATTGAATGATAGACATACCAGCAAGCAGTGGAATTTATGAAATCGTGAACTTGGTAACTGGTGATCGTTATGTTGGAAGCTCCATCAACTTGAAACGAAGAAGGCACCAGCATTTTAGAGACCTCCGAAATGCCAAGCACACAAATTCATATCTGCAACGAGCGTTCGATAAATATGGTGAGTTGAATTTCAGCTTCCGCGTTCTTGAGATGTGCATGACTGACGAACTTCTGGCGTGTGAACAGGTGCACGTTGATCAAAAGGCAGAATACAACCTGTGTAAGGAATGTGTCGGGTCACAACTCGGAATGAAGCACAGCGCATCTACGAGGCTGAAGTTGTCGCTATCGCACATGGGCAAGTCAAACGGACCTCATTCGGAGACGACAAAAATCAAAATCGGCAACTCAAATCGCGGTAAGCAGAGAGAGCCAATATCTGACGCAACACGCCAGAAGCTTAGAAAAGCAAACTCCAATCGTACTATGAGCAAAGACGCTAAAGCAAAAATATCTAAATCGCTCATGGGGCACGATGTGCCGTCATCGGTGCGGCAGAAGATTTCCGCCTCGCTAACAGGAAGAACTCTTCCGCGTGATTTTGTCGAAAAAGTTGCTGCGAGCAATCGAGGAAAGAAGAGAAGTCCTGAGGCTATAGCGAATATTAAGGCAGGAATTCGAAAGTATCACGAACGGAAAAGGGCGCAAAATGCCGGTAACATATCCATTTGATTTACTAGTCGATGGAGCGCCTTTCTGGTCAACTGACTTTGATCTCGCGTATAGGCAGGAAACAAGCCGAACTTCCATCGGTCAGACCTTCGTCAAGGACTTCGGTTCACCTCTCTGGACGGCTTCATACCAATCCCGATCAATGCGCCCGAATGAATTGGACGCTTGGCGGGCGCGGTTGAAGGCGCTGGAAGGCGGGCTTAAGCAGTTCCGGGGCAGGCCAACCAGCCGGTGTTATCCCATCGCCTACCCGAACGGTACGGCCATGGGGAATGTCTCCGCTGTCACAGTCGGGTCTATCGCCACGGATCGAAAGACAGTCGGCTTATCGGGTCTACCCGCTGGGTATGTCGCCAGCGTTGGCGATTACATACAGATCGGCGGAAGCAATCTTCACCAGATCGTCAGTGTGTCAGGTGCTTCGGTTGAGGTTAGACCGCACCTATGGCCAACTACAGCAGTTGGTGACGCTGTGACGCTCGTTAAGCCGTCCTGCCTGATGACGATTGTACCGGGTTCGATCAATACCACCGCCGACCTTTCGACGGGCCGGGGAGTTATCACATTCCAAGGGTTTGAAAGCCGATGAGAAATCTATCTGCTGAAAACTACGCGGCTCTGCAAGCCCGCCAACTGGTGGCGCGGGATTTCCTCTGGCTAGTAGCGCGGGACCGTTCGACAGGCGCATCGTTTTCATATGGCTTCTGGTCAGACGTAGGCGATGTGCAGGCACCGATCTTGAACCCGAATACCGGGCTTGCCGAGACGCGCAACTTCGAAGGATCGGGAACGCTCATTCAGATCAGTGACATACCGCTTGTTGCTAATCTGACGGTTCAGACAATCGATGTCACGATGAACCAGATTGATGAAGCCGTGAACAACATCGTTCGTGGTTACGATCTCAAACAGGGACAGGTCGAGGTATATCGCGGTCTGTTCTCTCCGGTATCCCGGCAATTGGTTGCTCCGGCAGTCAATCGCTTCATCGGCTATGTCGATCAGATCGAGATAAACACACCGAAGAAAGGCGAAGACGGCGCGGTCAAGATGACATGCGTCAGCCATTCCCAAGAGTTCACCCGATACAATCCAGGAACCCGATCCCATGAGGATCAGAAGCGCCGTGACCCAGACGATGATTTCTTTGTTGATGCATCGACCATTGGTGAGCGTGAGCACTTCTGGGGCCAGAAGACAGGCAAGGTCACGTCAAACGCGGTACTTCGCATTGCAACTCAGGTCGTGGCTGCAAACCGATGATCCGGCGGGCAGTGACGGCGGACCGATTGGCTATCCTATCGATGGTTAAACGGTTTCATGCCGAGAGCGGGGCAGGGTTGGCATTCAGTGCGGCCTTGGCCAGCCAGACGATTGATCGGGTTCTTTCTGATCAGAATTCACTAGCCCTCGTCCTTGAACTGGATGGCTGCCTGCGAGGCGTCTTTGCAGCGACCATTCAACAGCACTTCTTCAGTTTGGAGCTTTGCGCGCAAGAACTCGTCTGGTGGGTTGATCCTGCCTATCGCGGACGAGGTGCTGTGAAGATGCTGACTGAATATGAGGGTTGGGCGCGGTCCAAGGGCTGCCAAGCGGTCAATATGGTTGGGCTGGGCGGCGATCCGGTCACAACCCGACTTTACGAGCGTCACGGATACACGGCGCAAGAACGACACTTTTTGAAACGGCTCTAGCCGCTCTCCGAGGACATCAATGGCTGTTTTTACAGGCTTATCCGCCATCGCGGGCGGGCTGCTTTCGTCCACCTTTTTGTCTGGTGCTCTCGGCGGCGCTCTGCTGCGTATTGCGGTGGGCGTTGGCTTGTCTCTGGCCGCCCGTGCTTTGTCTGGCGAAAAGACGCCGGAAGCAGGGGGCGTAAAGGGCAAGCTTCAGGCTGGTGGCGATGTTTCGCGTTCTGTCGTGTTTGGGCGAACCTGCTCGGCTGGCTCACTGGTCTATGCGAACACGTGGGGTAAGTCTGGCAAGACGCCGAACGCCTATTTCACCCAGGTAATCGCGCTTGCCGACCATCCCATTCGCGAACTGACAGGATTGTGGGTGAACGGCGAACCCGTTACCATCGACACGAGCGATACGTCGTATGGAGATTGGGGCTTCCCTGTCACAGAATACAAGACCGACGGCGACGACAATCACCTGTGGATCAAGTGGTATGACGGCACACAGACAGTAGCCGATCCGTTCCTTGTCAACACGGTTTCGAACGCGAAATACCCATACAGCAACAAGCGTATCGGTAAAGGCGTGGCATATGCCATCGTCACGGCCCAGATCGACGAGGAACTGTTCACCGGGTTCCCGCAGTTCAAATTCGAGATACAGGGCCGCAAGCTCTATGACATCTCGAAGGACAGCACGGCAGGAGGCAGCGGCTCACATCGTTGGTCTGACCGTTCGACATGGGGCGGCGACGGCGACGATCTTCTGGCGGTTCAAGCCTATAACCTGCTTCGCGGCATCATCGAACAGAATGCGTGGCTGTACGGGCTACAGACGGTCACCAGTGCGCGTTTGCCTGCTGCTGACTGGATTGCCCAGATCAACAAATGTCGCTTGCAGGTGCAAGGTCCTGACGGTCTGGAGCCGCAGTTCGTTACCGGGGGCGAGATCACGGTTGATACGCCTATTGGCGATGCGACCGATAAGCTCCTCACTGGCGGCAATGCGCGTCTGATCGAGAGTGCGGGTGTCTACAAAATCCGTGTCGGTGAGCCTGATGCTCCAGTGGCATTCTTCACCGATGACGAAATCCTTTCGACCGAGGAGCAGACCTTCACGCCGTTCTTCGGCTTGTCGGAGACGGTCAACGGGATCACCGCGACCTATCCAGAGCCGAATGAGGGTTGGAACACCAAGGCAGCGCCGCCGCTCTATAACGCCACATATGAGGTCGAGGACGGCAATAGACGCCTACTGACCGATGTGCCGATGGATTATGTCTATCGCTCTGGTCAGGTGCAGCGCCTGATGAAAGCAGCCTTGAATGAGGCTCGCCGTGCCCGTCGTCATACCTTCGTGCTTCCTCCGTCTTATTGGACGCTGGAACCGGGCGATGTGATTTCGTGGACCTCGGAGCGTAACGGCTACGTCAACAAGCTCATGCGCGTTGATGGCGTCACGGACAAGGCTAACCTTGATGTCGTGGTGGACCTGACCGAAGTCGATCCATCCGATTACGATTGGGACCCGGATACAGATTATACACCTCCGGTATTTGCACCGATTGGCACGATCCGACCGACGCCGCAGCCGATTGTCGATTTCGCGGCAGTTGCAGCGGTGGCGGTGGACAGCAACGGCAATAACCGCCGGTGCGCTATTCTGCTGTCATGGGATGGTGACCAGCCTGATGTCGATCAGGTCATGTTCGAAGTCCGCACGGCTTTCGACCTTGGCGTGATCTACGTCGGCAGAACGGAACGGGTTGATGTCGGGTCGATGCTTATCGCACCCGGCACGCTATTGCCGAACACCGGCTATCAGATCAGGGCGCGATATAACAGCTATGCCGGTAATCGACCTTTCGAATGGTCGGACTGGATACCTGTAACCACGCTAGACATCCGGCTTGGCCCGCTCGACATCTATCCAATCGACATCGATCAACTGAACCAAGACGTTCAGCGCAATCTCGAATGGATCGGTGACAGCTTCCGATATGTGCAGGAAGAGCTTGACCGTATCGGAGCACAGGCCACCGAACAGGACAGTGCGAACTATACCGACAAGCAGACGCTTCGCCGGGAAATGTCCGTCACTGCCGAAGGTCTCAAGGCTTCGTATACCGAGGCAATTGAAGTCGCTATCGGACCCGGTTCGGCAATCGTCACACGGATTGAAAGTCTGGAAGCTGTCGTCAACGACCCGGTAACGGGTCTGGAAGCGACCGCGAGTGCTGTTGATCTATTGCAGGTCAAAGTCACGTCCATGGACGGTGTTCTGACCGCCACGGCTAACGCTGTGACAGGTCTGACGGCAACCGTGGGTAACTTCTCGGCTTCGGGTTTATTCCGCACCACCGTGGAAGCAACACCCGGCGGCGCTCTGGCTCGTATTGGTCTCAGTGTGTCTGCATCTGGCGGCGGTTCAACATCGCAAGCAGCCATCTTCCTTGATGCGCTGACCGGCGGTGCAAGCCGTGTCGTCATCAATGCAGATCAGTTCATTGTGACCAATGGCACGAACAGTCAGGCACCGCTCACTTTCATTGCCGGCGGTTTGGCGCTTCAGGTCGCCAATATCGGTGATGTGACGGCGGGCATTCTTCGCTCGCCTGACAACAAGGTCGTGTTCAATCTGGCGGCCAAGACCCTGATCTTCAGCGACTAAAGGTGAGACATGGTGCAACGGGTCTATCTGGTCGGGGGCACAAGTCCCCGGCTGATAACGAGCAAGACTGGATACGACGCCACACCGTCACTCGCAGACCAGTACAAGACCTTTGACAGCAACTGGTTCAACGGCGGCGGCATAAAGTTCAGATACTACGGCAGCGCTGGGACAAATTTCGTCTGGAATTATCCGTATGCGCTGTCGTTCATTCCGAAATTCGCGGTTCAGTATCATGCGATCTGGAACGGGGATAGCTCGCGATTTAACATCTCGAACCCTGGGCAGCCGGGTTTCTCGTCGCCGCCTCCTTCAGACGCTGTTTGCCTGTATTGGCAGGGGTTTATCACCATCAATTGCTCAGTCGCAACGGCGGTTGCTTACAATAATCGCGTGGCCCTGAACAACACGTACTGGACAACATCGCTCCCTTTGCGAGCATCAATTCTGGTGTTTGAAGCATGACCACACGCATGATCATCGGTGCTAACGGCGGACAGATGCTCTTCCGTATTTCGCCACCTGGATATGACGCTTCTGACCGAACACAGCCGGGGGTTTTCGACAGCCGCAACGATTATCTGAAACTGCATGCAATAGCCGATCTGACACTAACCAAATGGAGCAATAGCAGCCTTCGTTACTATCAGGGTGAGTATCATTTCCCGAACCTTGGCTATGTCCCATATGTGTTCACATCGATCACTCCGATTATGCTCGACAATCGCGTGTTCTTTCCGAACGATAATAACCCAGCTACCAGCCAAATGAACAACTTCTTCCAGATTTGCGTTTCGTCGTCTGGCATATGGGTTTCCAGCAGTGGAGGAACTTCTGCTGACTATGATTATCGGTTTCGGGCACTGATCTTTAAAAACCCACTGGACAAGACATCGACATGACGACGCGCATCAGATTTTCTACAGCTGGCGTGTATGTCTCACAACCGGGATACGACGTTGATACGGCCAGCCAGCAGTATCTTGGCATGTACCCGAATATGGGCGTCATGGCGCAGGTTCTTGACGGTTCGGTCACATTGGCGGCGGGTGGCGCACAGGATTATGCAATCAGCAACCCAAGCCAGAAGCTTCCATATGTCTTTCTGACTGCTGCTGACGGCGCGCATCCACACCGCGATACCTTCTGCGCCGAAACCAGCCCGCCATACAACTACGTCCGTATCCGCAACATATCCGGCCCAACCCGAACGATCCGCTTCGCAGCGTTGATCGATAACACCTGACATCCAAGGAAAATCCGACATGACCGACACGACGGTGAGTGAACCGGCGAAGCCTACGCACGTGCAAATCGACCCGATGGCGGCGGCTGGAGAGTATGCGGCCCTCAATGCCTATTACCGAGATAGAAATTTGGTTTTGGCTAACGAAATAGCCGGACTGCGTTCGCACAGCACCATGCTGGAAGCCCAGATCGAGAACCTGCGCATCGAACTAGAGCAGCGTAACAAAGACCTTGAAGCCGCTCAGAAGACCAAGAGGAGCGCATAATGGCAATACGCCCTGATTATGATATCGGCACGGTAACGCTCACTTCTGGCAGCAGTGACTTCACAACGTCCGGCTCATCGCTCCAAACCGCAGCCATACAGGCCGGTGACAGCATCATCGCGCCTTCTGGCCATGTCCTGATTATCGCAACAATTACCGGCCAGAATAGCGGAACCCTGTTTCTGCCATGCCCAGCCGCAGCAGCAGGAACCGGCCTCGCGCTCCGTATCCGGTTCCAGCCAGACGGTAGCCGGTATCAGGGCGCAGTGCGCAATCTGATTGACCTTCTGTCCAGCGGCAATCTTGAAGCCCTTGCTTCCCTTGTCGGCGCGGCTGGCATGGTGCCGATCTTTACTGGCCCCGGTACGCTTGATCTCGCCGATCCAACAACTTTCGGCATTCCGGACCCGAACGGAAGTTTGGAACAGTTTGCGGCCTTAGCTCGCGCCAACAACAAGTTCTTGGCGGTGAATGGAAGCGGATCGTTCGAGTATCGATCAGTCTTCGGCGGCACTCGCAATGTGCTGTTCAATCCCCTCATGAATATCAATCAGAGGGCCGTTTCTGGAACGGTGACACTCGCGGCTGGCGCATACGGACACGACAGATTTAAGGCTGGGGCGTCTGGATGCACCTACACGTTCTCATCGAATAATGGTGTCGTAACTCTGAACATCACGGCAGGGTCGTTGTTGCAGGTAATCGAGGCATCCTCATTTGCGGGACGAGCAGGAACGTACTTTCTATCATGGAGTGGGACAGCTCAGGGGCGTATAGGTGCCGGGGCTTATGGAGCAAGCGGAGCTGTTTCCGCTGCCATCAATGGTTCATCTGATGTATCGGTTGAATTCAATACAGGAACCTTGTCCCTTCCACAGTTGGAGCGCGGCTACGTTACGGACTTCAGCACGACAAATATGGCGCAAGAGCTGGCGAATTGTCAGCGATACTTCGAAGTAGGTGAAGTGGAGATGAGAATGGAGGGTATTGCCCTAGGTGCCTACTACATCCGGCAACCTTTTCTCATGCAGAAACGAACTGTCCCAACACTGACAGCCACCTCGCAGACCGCAACCAATCTTGTTTCACAGACCGTCAACGTACAGAGCATTTACGGCCTGCTGCATTCCGTACAGTGCAATACGGCTGGAGCTTTCCGTTCAAAACTAACTTACACAGCTGACGCGGACATCTAACATGATCAAAAGTGCGAAGTTCAACGAAAGCGGTGCGATTGTCGTCGTAATTGACGACGAAGAAATGGTCGTCCCTGACGACCGAGCCAACCGCCACCGTCAATTGCTTGCTGAATGGGAAGTGGCAGGGAACGAGATAGAAGCATATTCCCCGCCAACTGAGACAGGTGGCGTAATTTCCGTGCCGTCTGTCATTTTATGGGAGCGACTGACCGAGGCAGAAGCAGAGCAGGTCAATGCTGCCATGGCAACTCAGCCATTCCGTACTCGCCAGATATTTCTTACCGCGAACACGTTCCGCTCAGATCATGAACTATGGCCGTTGTTGATGAACATGGCCACAGATTTGTTCGGGCAGGCAAGGGCAGATCAGCTTTTGTCTATCCAGCATGAGCAGTCTTAACGTTTCGCGATATCTTCAGTGTTTGCTTTGCCCAATTGCGAGCCGGGTTCTCAACCGTCTCGAAAAGTATAGCCGCGAGAATAATAGAAAAGACAATTGCAAGAGCCGAAGATACTCCGGCACCAAAGCCGGTGTAGATGCCCCACTCAATGATTGCCCGCATCACAATCATATGGACCATATACAGCGAAAAACTGGTTTCGCCTAAATAGACCAATGTTTTCTTAGAAATCAGCTTGGCAAGTAGACCGTTCGAGTATGAAAAAGCCAAGATGATAAACAAGAACCATGGTAACATCCCGTACTGACGAAAAGCGATTGTAACCGCCACGGAAGTGTTTTGGTCAAGCCAACCTACGATATCCATATGAAAGGACAGATAGGCGAGGAATAGAAGCACGGATGTAAATTGCAGAGCGCTAGCGGCGATCTGCCCACGTACTGATCCCTTCCATAACCAATAAAGCGCCATGCCTGACGCAAACTCGATCATCCGCATGGGCGGGAATAGTTGCGGAAATGAAGCTGTCGTTACAGTTGGAATTGTAGCCTCGAGACCGGGCGTCGGTGGAACAGACAGTAGGTCTGGCCAAAGAGTTAGCACCAAGAGAGCTAGAGCGTTAAAGAGAATAATACCCGCATACGCGAGCCAAAACTGATTTCTTCGCAGTATGATCAGAAGCGGGAATGCCAAATAGAAGAACCATTCTATCGAGATAGTCCATGAAACAGCGTTGTATGAAAAGGCCAACCAGTGGACCGGATACCACGAATGCACCATAAGAACGTTCGGGATCAAGGTCGTCAGACTGAACGGGCCGGTGAGGAATAGAATTGTAGCGACTAATGTTACAAGGTGAAGCGGCCAAATTCGGAAAAGGCGAAGCCAAAGATAGCGCCTCACGTCAGAACCAGACTTGAATTTACCTTCATACGCGAAGCTCAGGATAAACCCTGACAGCACAAAGAAGAATGAAACCGCTACTCCGAAGCTCACGCCCCATACATGATTTGAGACGGAAATGCCGAAGGCTTGCAAATGGTGCAAGACGACAGCAAAGGCCGCAAAAAATCTCAGGGATGTAAGCGCTTTTAGGTTCATGAAATCGGCGTTCTCTTCGTTTGAGGCCGGACAATAACAACACCCTTATGAAAATCCTAGCAGGAGCTAGGCTCCAGCCGCCCACTGAGGCGGCTTTTTCTTTGCCGAAAGGAAATCACCAATGGCCAAGGGAACCTTTGCCAAAGCGATGCCGCATGTCTTCTCGGAAGAGGGCGGGTATGTCGATCATCCGAAAGACCCCGGCGGCGCAACGAATATGGGTATCACCCTCGCTACGCTGTCAGCCTGGGAAGGGCGGAAGGTCTCGAAAGCCGAAGTGAAGGCGCTGACCAAGACCAAGGCGACGGATATCTACCGGGAGAATTACTGGAACAAGATTTCCGGTGATGATCTGCCTGCCGGTGTAGATTATGCCACGCTGGACTTTGCTATTCACTCCGGGCCAGCCCGTGCCGTCAAGATGCTTCAGAATGTTGTCGGCGTCGATCAGGACGGCGTTATTGGTGCAAAGACGCTGGCAGCTGTCCGCAAATTGGCCGCAGACCGGATCATCAACGCCCTGTGCGATGCCCGTCTGGCTTGGCTGAAAGGTCTAGGCACCTTCTCGACGTTTGGCAAGGGTTGGACCACTCGCGTCTCGCGGGTTCGTTCCCGTGCTCTGGCGCTCTCGCGTGACAGCGCACCAGTACCGTCTCCGGTGCCGCAGGTTCCCACCGGCAAGGCTGTGCAGTCCGACACTTCCCTGAAAGAGGTATTGAAGAAGCCCGAAGCCTGGGGGCCGCTTGGCGGGCTTATTACCGGCGTCGGCGCTATGGCCGATGGCTCAGGCCCTATGCAGTGGGCGCTTGCTGTTGCAATGGTCGCTCTTGTCGGTATCGGTCTGTATTTCTTCATCCAGCGGGTGAGGAAAGAGGCATGATGGCGCTCTGGGCTTTCGTTCCCAATTGGCTGAAGTCGGCCTTGGCAATCCTCATCGCCGCTGCGGTGCTGTTCGGTGGTGGCTATCTGGTCGGGCACCGTGACGGCTCATCCGGCGTCAAAACCGAAGTGGAAAGACAGAACAATGAAGCTGCAGGCAAAGCTCTGGACGCTGCTCGCTCTTATGATGAGTGCATTGACGCTGGCGGGATGTGGACATTCAGGACCGGCAAATGTGAGCGGCGTCCGTAA